AGGACTTGCACGTCGCCGACATGGATCATCTCGACCCATCCGCCGATGATGCTCTGAGCCTGTTCTAGAGAAGGACGCTCTTCCCGCGTGGAGAGAGCGCCGAAGAATTGCATAGCCATTTGTGCCTCCTATGTTGCTAGCATGGGAAACTTAGTAACTTATTCCACACAAGTCAAACATTATCTCGTGCGGTCGTGGGCTGATATTCACCGCGCGAGAGGGGGCCACCGGGAACGCCGAGGAACTTGGTTGCACCGCTGGGGGTGAGGGCCTTGAGGATGACTTGCCCTGTGGAGAGGAGGTAGTCGAGTTCGGTCTTGATGGTGGACTTCGACCACGGCTTGAGGGCGTTGATGAAGATGTGATCGTTGGACATGGTCTGGATGACCTCGTGGACGCCGTTGCGGCCTGTCATCATGACTGCCTCGCCATTGTTCTCACGCAGTTCGATGAAGCCGATGAGGGCGTTGCGGCGCATGTCTGTGTTGCCGCTGGCTGTCTGGGCTGCGAGCAGTTCGATGCTGCAATCTTTCAGCAGGCCTGTGTTCATGTCGCGGACGAAGTGCCGGATCTCGCGGTTGGCTGGGCCGTTGGATTTGACCACTGCCCCATCGAAGCAGATGTTGCGCGAGAACGGGATGTTAAGGAACTTGCAGAACTCTCGTGCGGTCTTCTCTTCGACTTGCCAGAGGGCGAAGGCAGCGCGGACGCCATCGACGATGGCTGAGGTGCCACGGATCAGGTTGCGCGCTTGCTCCGGGGTTGTGATGGGCTCGCTGTCCTTGATCTTTGCCATGTGATGGTTGACCATGACAGTAGCGCCGGTCTCGGTTGCCATCTGGGCGAGCATGCCCATGAATGCTGCGCCTGCCGCTGGATCTGCGTTTACGTCTGCGTGGACGAAGGAAGCGAGCGGGTCTGCTACGAAGAGTGCGAGGTTCTCGATTTGCAGGATTTGTTCATAGAGGCGAAGGAACTCCTCCCCCATGGCGTAGGAGTTATCGACCTTGACCATGATCGGAAAGACGCCGCCGAGGTTCGGCAGGGGAATGATGTAGAGGTTGTGCTCGAAGCTGAACCTGTCCCCGTTCGGGTCCAGACGCTCGATGCGGCGATGGATCTCGTCCTTGTCGTCCTCGGCACAAAGCAGGACGACGTTTCCAAAGTGAGAGACTAGGCCACCGAAGGCGAACTGCATTGGCTTGCCTGAGGCGATCTTCATGGCGAGGTCGAGGGTCATCATGCCTTTGCCGCTATCGCCTGCGGCAGCGAAGACGACGGGGACGCCAAGCGGCAGAGTGCTGTCGATCAGGAAGTGCTGTTCGGGTGCTGGGCCACGGAATTGTTCGGAGATCAGCAGCGAGTTGTCGAGGAGGTTGATGGGCTTCTTGGTTGCCTTGTTCGGCGCGTTAACGAAGGCCGCGATGTCGAAGCCTTCAGAGATAGCGTCGGAGGCGTCCCACTTCTCTGGTTTGCCCCGTGGTGGCGTTAGCATGGTGATCGAGCGCGCACCGGCCCTTGCAGCGAGTTCCTGCACTAGCTTGGCGACCTTGGCACCGGATGCGTCGTTGTCTGGCCAGATGATGAGTTCTTTGCCTTGGAGCGGCGAGAAGTCGTAGCTTGGCGCTGACTTGGGCGAGAGCATGCCTGCACCGCCGAGGGTGCATGTGGCGACGTAGCCGAGTTTGTTGAGATCGTCGGCGCACTTCTCTCCTTCGACCCAGATGATGCGGTCAGCGGTGTTGATGCCGGGAAGGTTATAGAGCGGGCGGATGTCAGGCATCTTCGGGTATGGGCTACCCTGAGAGAACTGCCGAAACTCCTTCTTGGGCTTGCCGTCAGAGCCTAGGACGGGCTGTCCTTCAGCGTCTCTGGCGATGTATCGCCGCACGATACAGATGATCTCGCCATCGACGGAGGAGTAGATATGTTCGCCATCGTGGGGCGTGTTGATGTCGATCTGCCGGGACGCAGTCGGGGGAGAAGACGATACTGTCTCGGGGGGCCTGATGGGATTTTGCGGCGGGGCTACGCGAGGCGGTGCGACATCGCCGATGTAGGATCTGTAGTGGCTGACGACCTCTTGGAACGTCCAGCCGCGTCCTTCCATGAGGACCTTGCAGATGCCGCCGACACCTTCGCCGGATGCGAAGTCTGAGCCCTGCATGAAGTGCGGGCTGTGCATGGCGATGTCGATCTTGAGCGACTTGCCGGGCTCTCCGTTGAAGGAGCCAACTGTAAACACTTCGCCTTTTCGCTGCCCTTGGGGAAAGGTTTCGAGAAGGTCTGAGAGTTGCACTGAGCGTGGCACACGCTCGCTGATTAGCTGGGCTAGATTCTTGTCCCCGCTAGATCTTGTGTTGCCAAAGGGGATGATCGACATTATATTGTTCTCGCACGCTTCTTTTTGGTTGGGTGACTGGCGGGGCTTCGGCCCTGCCTTTTTTTATTGGCTATCCCAGCAAGTTTTCTGGAACTCGCACATGCGGCAGGCGAAGTAGTCTTGCGTCTGCGCAATGCGAGGCAGGATGTCATTGGCCTTTGAAGCGGTCAATATGTTTACCGCTCGGTCGCTGATGCGCTGGGCAAGCTCGGCATCGAAGGGAACGAGTTCGTAGTAGATCTCTGAGGTGTTTTTGTTGACGACAGTGAAGAGCGCAGGGTTCTCTGTCAGGTCCATGTAGGCTTGATAGATGGCTATCTGCGCTGCGTAGACGGGATTGGCCTTGGCGACACCATGTCGCACGAACTCGTTGAACTTCTTGTCGCTGGCTGTCTTGTTCTCCCAGAGGCATGGGTAGCCGATGACGTTAGGACCGCCGCAGATCACGCCGTCTATGTGCCCTGCGATTTGGTCTTCAGCGATGGAGAAGCCGAACTGCTTACCCTTCGAGTCTTGGGTTCTGAGATCGAAGCCTGCCATGCGCAGGACCTTGACCATCTCGTCTTCCAGAACATGTCCGAGCGCGAAGATCCGCAGGGTTCTTGCCGGGAACTTTTTGTCCTCGTCCACGGGGGCATCGAGATAGCGATACTGGATCTTGCGCGAGCATTCGTCGCCCAAGGACGACGCGCCGATGTAAGCACGTCTGGGTTTCTTTTCGTGATCCGCGAGGATCGCGGCATCTACCAAAGCCGACACTTGTTCGGCTGTTGGGTCGCTAGAACGGGATGCTTGTAGCTGGCCAAGTGCCAGTTGACTCAACGTAGGTGCGCTCGATGGTTGCGAGGTCATGCTCATCCTCAATCTTGTTGGCTTCTTGGATACCATAGATGAGGCTGATTACCTGCTTCTCTGTCAGATCGCACAGCCTTGTTTCCCATCCGAACTTGCCGAACAGGAACGTGAGTTCTTCCATGGGGCCGTTTCTTTGCACCTTGCTTTCGATTGTGGTCTCGAAGGGATTTTGCATTTCATCTGTCTGGGCTGTGGAGAGGGACAATATTGTTCGGGAGGTCCTCGTTCAGATGGCTGAGTGACAGCATGGACTGTCCTCGGATGAAGACATTGGCCGTGCAGTACATGATATCATAGAACTTGGAGAACTTCCGGCAGTGTTCGTCTAGCAGGTTGACTGCGCGCTCTTCGACAATGTCTTTGTCGTAGTCGTCTTCGACAAAGCACATCACAGGGTCAGTGAATGCCCTGATCTCGCCTGACGGCTCGCGGATTGTGGTGACGATATGGACCTCAATCCTTGCCATTGGTGGCCATCTCGCCGCCAAGGGCGCTGTAAGCTGCCTTGTCGATCCATGAGTCGGTATGTTCGAGGGTGACTAGGATGCGTGAGGTCTTGAGCCAATCCATCATCAGAGCGACATGGGCGGGCGTCAGCTTGCCGTGCGTCTCGATGGCGCGCCAGACGATGACGTTCCATCCGTCAGCAACGCGCTGGTGCATGGATAGTGCGTCGCCGTAGTCACGGGCGCGGTCGCCGTTGATGAGGTCTTTGGCCTTGTCGAGGATCTCGTCACGCTGCATTTGTGTAGCCCATCTTGTTAATGATGCTGTCGATTGCCTGCCTGTTCCACAGATAGTTCAGCCAGCACGCTGCCTTGTAGCGGTCCCACGAGTAGTCCATGGGGCCAATGAGAACGCCATGGCGCGCGAGGTGCTCTCGCTGCTTGTCGCTCACCGGCTGGCTGAGCCAACGCTTGGTCTTGTTCGCGCCTGTGCTGTCTTCGACTTCACGCATGAAGTCATCCGCTGCGGCTGTTGCCTGCATCTTCGTGCCGATGGAGACAACGCGGGTTCTTCCGCCTTGAGCTTTGACGATGGCGATGCAGGTATCTTCTGCTGTCTCGATGACGATGCCGAAGCCATTGAAACCTGTCGCCATCCTGCACGCGCCAGTGCCGAACGGGTCAATCCAACGGAAGGGCGATCTGCCAATCAGATCGACTTCTGTCAGTTCAAAGTTGACCAGAGTTTCCTTGTCTGGCGCACTGAAGGAGTGCCCGCAGTTGGGGCATTCTCGCGCGTTCTGGGGAATGATGAAGTCGCACTCTGGGCATTGTTTCTCAGGCGACTCACCCGGATTTGCATTTGCCTCTTTGCCGTCGAGATCAACGGCATCATCCAATTCCCCATGGGTCAGGATACTGGTGCCGAAGTCGATGACGATGCAGTCTTTCTTGATGACGCCCGGGTGGATCTCTGGATCTACAGTTCGCAGACCCCTGCCGATCATCTGCACCATGGTGGCTTTGTAGGAGCATGGGCGCGTCAGGATGACGCATGATACGGGCTGTGCATCGAAGCCTTCGGTGAGGACGGCTACGTTGACGACAACTTGTACGTCGCCGAACTCTAGGTCGTGCAGGATCTGCTTACGCGCATCCTTGGGCGTATCGCCTGTGACTGTCTTGGCATTGACGCCAGCATCCACGAAGGCCTCGCAGACGCCTTCTGCGTGAGCGATGGTGGAGCAGAACACAACTGTCTTGCGGTCGCCAGAGAGTTCACGCCACTTTTCTACGATGGCGTCGTTGATGACGCGCTTGTTCATGATCGCTTCGACTTGGTCCATGTCGAAGTCCGAGGCGAGCTTGCGGACGCCTTCGAGTTCTCCGCGCACACCTACGTCAATGACGTATGCCTTTGGCGGAACGAGAAAGCCTTCACGGATCAGCGTCGCTAGTTGGATCTGGTGCGAGCAGTTGGTGAAGACGTTCTTGAGGCCCTTCTTGTCGCCACGGTTTGGGGTTGCGGTAAAACCTACAACTTCGGCATTTTCGTTGTCCTTGCGGACAGCTTCGATGACCTTGAGGTATGTGTCCGCTGCGGCATGGTGGCTTTCGTCGATGACCACCATGTCGAACTTGGGGCGCTTGGACAGGTTGTTCTCACGCGAGAGGGTCTGGACCATGGAGAAGATGGCATCGCCACTCCAATCCTTCATGGTTCCATCC